CCGTTCTGCTCTCCGTCTAGAGTCCTTAAAATTGCTATTGCCATGATCAATAATAATATCGCCTTCCACACAAAATGGTAGTAGCTCATTGATAGTTTCCTCTACTGTTTCTGCTGGTACAACCATCATGAAAACACCTGGCACTTTGCCAGTCAGTGGTGATCCTTCATGTACTACTTGAACAAGGCTTTCCAGAGAAGTGGTACATCCACTGATATAACCCTTTTCAAATTGTTCTTCAGCTTTTTTATAGTTGTTGCGATACCCATGTACTTCGTGACCTGCTGCGATTAGACGACGGGACATACCTTCCCCCATTCGTCCTAGACCAATCATTCCTACTTTCATTTTCTCTCGTTTAAAAAATATTCTGGGAGTGGACACCCTTTAAAATCGTTTATCTCGTCTACTGCCAAGACAAACATTGTGCAGAAACCGATGCAGAAAGCAAACAGCATCTGAGGGAAATTATAGTTCCCCATGTATGCTGTAGGGTCTGGTTCATCATCATGAGGGTGAAGATGCTTAGAAACTTGTTCTATTCTTTCCCTTTTTTGTCTTTCTTTCTCGGATTCATTTTTCATTTTACCCTCTGTATCTACCTGCCCATGTTAGTTGCATTCCAGAAATTAACAATGACATGAAAACAATTACAAATAAAAGACTCATGGATTTCTAGGATCAATACCAAGACTATCTAGGTAATCAATCCACCACTGTGGTTGTGATTGTTTCCATTTCGGAACATCTTTGCCTTGTTCAGAATAATATCTGAATAGTGCTTCATCGATAGTCTGTGCGATCTCCATATTCCTCTTCCTCTTCATCAACGTCTGCATATGCGTTCTCCACATAGGGTCCTCGTTTTCGTAGAGGTTCTTGTCTGACATAATCCGATTCAGCATTGATGGCAGATAACCAAACGGCTAGTTTCATTACTATGTAGATGACCACAAGTGGTGTAAAACACAGTATTAAAGTTAATTGATATTTCATTATTGTATCCTACCAATTGAAGATTCTTGTAAAATATCATTATTAAGTCTTTGGTGCCGAACATGTGTTTCATACTTATCAGTATGAATTACAGATTGATTACCTGTAAATTCTTCATAAGCACTGATAAACATTGAGAAATAGTGCCAATGGTCGGGGTAGATATACTGAGGAGATAAGCAAACATGAACATAGTCAAAATCATAGTTGTCAAAACTATATTCATTTTTTAGATAATATTGATATGAATCTCCAAGAAAATTTAATGCTCTAGCATTTCTATTTCCTCTTACATCACTATTGTCATTCATAATCCATGTAAAAGATTTCAATTTACCTTGACTATGAAGCCATATTCCCCAGTTACCTTCATTGACCATATTATGTCTTGTCACCAATTCATATTCATGTTCAGGTGAATTGCCCATCCCATGAAATACATCATCATGTTGGTCAATATTAATTAGTTCGATATCATCTTGTTGGTCAATAGCAAATAAAATTGAATCATGGTCATATCCAAAAGAAACTTTTGGATTACTTTTCAATGCTTTTAGAAAAGTATTAAAACAATACATCAAATTTGAAGTATCAATATGAAAATGACTCCTATCAAAAGGAGTCTCTTCCATAAATTCAGACCATCTCTTAGATGTATTCAAAGAAAATGCATGATTAATCCATCTTGCATATGGGTTACTAATAAAATCCAAGTCAATAGTCAATACTTTAGTCATTACATACTTCCGTTTCTAAATCCAATAACATAACCAAGAAGTACCCCACTCAAAAACGCAACATACATGTACAAAATATGGGATAGGAACTGGATGAATATCATCCATTCTTCTCCAGTCATTCTCCTTCCTCGTCGTGATGATGGTCGTAACTTAATCTACAATCCCAAATATAATCTTCATCCCACTCTGGTTCATACAATGGACATGGTTCCTCAAACAAATGGTTCATTCTCAACTGATTGATTCGTTCCCTGAGAGATTTATAGAACTCTCTTTTTTGGTCTGGATTCATTTGTCCTTGAATAAGTCTTCTACCTGTTTCCTGGTTTTACCCATCTTTAGTTTTTCTCTTTCTGTATGCCTATATCCATATTTTCCAGAGACAATAAAATGCCCCTGGATTATCATAGTTATACCAAAAAGGAACAATAAAATTGTTCCTATCCATTCTAAAGTGTTATCGTTAGCCATGGAAATATAGGTGGTATCACTCCAATAAGTCGAAGCAGACCCTCAGCAAAAAGTGCAAGAACAACCCAGCCAACACACATTGAAATAATCGAAGCATTACGATTATGTCTGCGTATTGCATCATCAATCATCTCCTGACACTCTTCCCGAGTGACATAGTGTGGGGGTTTAATTTCATCCATCCTGTGACTCATTCGGATTTAACTTCGCATCAAGTGGGTCTGGTCTACCACTAACTATAGCACAAGCACGTTGATAAAATAGATTTTCGGTGTTCCCTGATTCTTCAAAGGTTTCCTTAATCTTCACCCAATTCTCGTAGGTGGGTTTATCCATGCGGTTAGTCTCCGTGAAGTTATACTTATTATATACTAATAACTAATGCCTCACTTGACAATAAATGTGTTCATCCCGTAACACTCATTAAGTAAAAATTAAGAAAGTTACTTTTCTTCAAAGTCTATTCTTCTTACTTTACGTGTACGTCTTGATTCTTGATACTTTAGGTCTTCACTACTAAGAACATTTTTTTCTTCTTTTTTATAAGAAGTGTTAACTATCTCAACTAGGTCAAGATTAACTGCTCCTATTTTATCATCAACTATCATCATTTGATTGTCGCATCCGCAACATTGTACTTTGCTAGTACTTGTCAATTCTACATTACAATTTTTGCATCTTACTGTAATCATTGTTCTATTTTAATCAAGCGGGTGACGGGGATCGAACCCGTGACAAGAGCTTGGAAGGCTCGCATGTTACCGCTACACCACACCCGCAGTATTTACTCTTCAAATTCAGAAGCAGGAATCAAAGGAAGAGTTAGAACATCCAAATTTTCCTTTTGAACAACCCACTGTTGGATTTCCATGTAAAGACTTTCTGCCTCCATGAACTTATTATCATCACATAATTCATGCATTCTGTCAATATGACTTTGAATGATGGTGTTGCAGATGATTTCAGTTTCCAGACTGTTCATTGAAGTAATCTTTCCTGTAATATCGTCCTAAGACGTTACTATTATAGTATTTGGGTGTGCCGTCGTCAAGAGATTCGGTCAACACACCATTCAAAAAAAGTTGTCTGGTTTCTTCGTAGTTCACTTTACCTTTAGTTTGATGTAAAGATATAATTTCCCTACGAAAATTTTCCTTACCAAACTTTTTTATATCCTCTTTTAGTTCTGGACAAGAACCATAATATTTTTTCCAGTCAGACTCTGACTTTACTTTTCGTTTCTTACCTTTTGGGGTTCGGAACGACCAAAAATACTTTCTCCCAATGTACTGTCGTTGGTTCTTGAGATTGGTAATGAGGTACACAAACCCAAAGTGGTCCCCAACATCACTGCTATCAAAATCTCGTTCCAAGAACACCCAAGGATTCTCATAAGTACTCATTATATAATAAAGTATTATGAAGTATTTAGGGCTACAATATAACCTTGAAACTCCACAGAGTTATTTTAGTCATAAAAAAGCACCCTGTCAAGGGTGCCTTGTGATACAGTTTTAAACTGAGTCTCAATCGAGACCTTGCTTCTTGATGTCATCAAACTTGATGCTTCTTGGCTTGTACTTACCGAAAGGTCTGCCGAACTTCATTACCTTAGGAACTGTCTTACCTGGCTTGAACTTCTTAGCATAGATGTCACCAGTGTACTTGGACATATCACCATATCCACCTGGCTCGTCCTTAGACTTGTCTGCCTTTGGTGGGTTACGGTCTGCTGCACGTCCTCCAGTGATAGCACCTGCCATCTTGTTTGCTTCAGAACGACCCTTTACTCTGGATGGGTTGTGGCTCTTGGAGACCTTCATAACGTCGTCGAGGGACTTACCAGTCTTCTTTGCCTGCTTGACCATCTTGCGGAATGGAAGCTTCTTGTATGCCTCTTCCAGTTCCTCGTCGGTCCACTCGTCGAGGTCTACACCGACTGCATCGAGTTCCTCAAGGAAGAGGTTGTACTCATCTACATACTCGTTGTACTCTTCGATAACTTGCTCTACCCACTCAGAACTCATGTTCTCGATGATTGCATCAGCACTTTCTTGTGATTCTGCAAAGTTGTTCTCCAGAAGATAAGTGGAGACTACATTGTAGACTTCGTACTCATTTGCCATTTCAGTTTCCTCGTTTGCTTTCTTAAGATTTGCTTTGCGGTACATGAGGTCTGCTTTTGTACCTCTGTCCATTTTACCCTGGGACTTGGGCTTGGTCTTGCCACCTACATCAGGTTGCATTCCAGGGTTTGCTGCCTTAACTCTACGACCGTGAGTGTATTCAGCACCACTCATCTTGTCATCACCAGAAATCATCTTGCCACCCTGTGAACGGGAAGCAGCATACTCTTTATCAGATTGACCGTGCTTACCCTTGTAGACTTCATCTACAGTCTCGGTCTCTTCCTTTACTTCATCACCTTTAGGATCTTCCTTGACTTTCTTCATTGCTTCTTCTCTGGACATGCCAGAAGCAATCATTCTCGCAATGCGAATATCGTCAAAGTCATTATCACCATCTTTATCTTGATCTTTCTTCTCGTATAGATTAGAATAGATATCTGCAATGTCCTTAACTGTGGACATGGTTCCCCATGATGCCTCAGAGAAGGTTCCTGTAGTATTCTTTAAAGGAGTTGTTGAAGGTGTAGATGCTGTGATTTTTGTCACAGTTTCTACTTCCTCAGAAAGCACATTAGATGCAGTTTCTTCAGTCTTTGTATTTTGGATTTGGGACTCGTAAATGTCCAACCCAGTTGTAATTGTTTTGGTTACTGTTGGTTTATCTGTTTCGGATGAAGGAGAGGATTGTAATCCTTCATACAAATTTTTCAGCGCACCTAAGTCTTCTCTATTCATCTTTCTAGGGTAGTGGATTTTACCTTCGTTATAATTATATTTATCGTTTATTTATCCTCAGTGACAGAAAGGGTTCTGCCACATGGGACAAATCATTTGTTATTATTTCTACCAGTTCCAGGTTTGGTAGGTTTGTAAGGACGAGAGGTAACTTCACCCTTTTTGTTTGGTTTTACCATATGACCCTTAACTTTTACTCCAGGAGTTTTGTTATGGGTTGCCTTATGGACTTTCTCGGCATCATCATACATGTGGATTTTCTTGTATCCATGTCTCTTACCGAGTCTTGCAAGAACTCGTTGCTTCTTCTTACCTACATCATCACCTTCTTCATTACCAGAACGGTGTAAGTGAGTGTGTGTTCCTTTCTTGTTTGGTGTGATGTCTACACCATGCTTCTTAAGTTGCTTTGCGAGATGATGCTTATCATCAAAGTCAGAACGTGCAGTAACAATATGGGTATCATATCCTCTTGCCTTCTGTCTCTTCATATGCTTAATCATCTTCTTGAGTGGTTTCGCAGACTTTTGGAAAGTCTTTGAACTACCAAACTCGGAGAAGTCATACTTATGACCCTTAGCTTTATCTAGTTTGTGAGTATTGAACTCTTGATTGCTTAGACTCTGAATTCTCTTACCAGACTTATCATTGACGTGGACTCTTACCTTAGAGTGGTCATGACCATAAAGGGTCTCGTCCATATCATAGATGTGAGCAGTAGATTTCTTTCTAGTGCCTCTTGCCTTCTCCTCTAGATACTGCTCAGTGATTGCAGTGAGAGCATCATATGTCATGCAATCAAAAAGATTGCTTGCTGACTCTTCGTTGAGTGCATACTCTGCATCAAGCAGTGCTGCAATCACATCTTCATACAGTGCAAGGTATTCTTCTGGTAGTTTCTTACCCTTCTTGATAACTTTTACTGGACCACCCTTAGTTGTGTCATCAAGTTTTTGTTTCTTCCTTGCACCACCTGGTTCACTACGAGTTGATACACCATCCTTTGCAAGGTCTCTACTTAGGTTTAATTTTGCTCTTTGTGCCTTGGATGGTTTCTTGGCAGAACCAACCATTTGCTCTTCACCCTTGCCACTGATATTTCCACTAAGGACTCTAGATGCTGCTGCTTTAGATTCTGGTCCAACTGAAGAATCTTTTGCTGCTCTGGTCTTAATATCAGAAGCTGCCTTTTTCATCTTATCAGAACCACCCATCTTGGACTTCAGAGACTTTTCAAGTTTTGCCTTTGTCTCTGCTTTGTGTACTTCCTGTTCTGGAGTAGTCTTACCACCTTTTGGCATGTTGGTATAAATTTTAGTCCCATCAGGTGCCTTGAGAATTCTCTCAAGACTTTGCTTTTTCCTGTCAGTCATATCCTTAGGAGATGGGATATTAAGTTTTCCTCTCTTCCTTAGTTTATCTTTTTGAGATTCAACCTTACCCATGCGACCTTCTTTCTTCATGATGGTCTGCTTGAGTGCTTGCCCTTCCTTATAACCAGCACCTTTATTCTTGATTGTGCCAGGACGTTTTACTTTCTTAAGTTTATCAGTTGACCCAAATGGATCTTCTGCATTAGGGAAGAACTTTGCTTCATCAACTCTTTTTGCTTTTGACTTAGCAAGAAGTCTTTGCTTGGCATCGTATGCTGCCTTGTTAGGTCCATCCTGTGCCATGTGACCTTCACGTTTCGCACTTAGTCTAGCAACTAACTCTGCTGGTGCTCTTCTCTTATCAATCTCCTCCTTCATTGCCTGCTTACGGATTGTTGCATAATAAATCTTTTCACCCTCTTCCTTTCCGTACCTATCAATCATATTCTGCTTCATCTCAGAATCATCATACTTATCCTTGAGACGGTCTTCTTTCTTCTTATCTTTAGCAGTCATAGTCCTCTCAACGAGAGGAGGCATATCACTTCTCCAGTTCTCAAATCTTGCCTTAGTCTTTACCTTACCACCAGTTGGTCCAGGTACAAACTCACCGACATCAGAATCCTTCATGTCACTGCTATTAACAGTGCCATCTACATTAGAGTCAACTCTCTTAGTTGCTTTCTTAGCAAGTTTCTTTAGGTTGCCACCACCAATGTTTGTCTCATCTTTCTTCTCAGTGAGTTCAGCACCTTCGTGCTCAACGTGCTCATTATGTGAACCTTCTTCCAGGACTTCCAGTGTCGAAATATCTACACCTTTCTCGATACCATGCTCAAACAACACGTCATACCATGCGACGTTACCATCAGCATCAGGGACAGCATGTTGTCCGTAGATGCACTCACCAACACCCCACTGCTCAGAGCAGACCTTCTTAGCACAGTTGTGCATGGTCTTCTTGTCTGCCTTGACACAATCTTTCTTCTTCTCAGTCAAAGTACCTTCTAAGCACTGACATGGGTCAAACCCACAAACTGGACAAGTATCTTCAGTTACGTTCTTTTTTGATTTCTTCTTATAAGTTTCTTTAGGAAAAGATTCTGTTTTCCCACCATAAGTTGCCCTAACTGGTGCAGTACCCTTTACATAAGTCTCAGAGTTGGAGTACTTACCTTCACCAAACATCTTAGGACCTTTGGTCTTTCTTTCTGCTGCTGCCCTTTCACCTTCAGTAGCACCATCTGTTGCAAGGTTTCTCACCTTCTTTGCACGTTGTGCTTTTCTAATATCTGCTGGGTCAACTCGTTCAGGCATTTTAAATGCTTCTGCCGCAATTCCCTCATACAGATTCTTTACGTCATCTATATTTGACATCTTATGGACACAGTTTCTTTTATTTATAAAAAAAGGGGGGCATTGCCCCCCGTAACTACATCTTCCAGATATTATCACAATAGTCTTCAATAGACCTATCAGAAGAAAAGAAACCAGAACGTGCAATGTTAATGAGTGATTTTCTATTCCACTCCTCTCTATTTCCCCAGCAAGTATCAACTACACTTTGGGCACGACAATAGTCGTCAAAGTCAGCAGCAACACAGAATGGGTCTTTGTTCATGATGTCAAGAACAAGAGGTTTGAATACTTCTTTATCACCATTAGAGAAGTGACCAGAAGAAATAACTTCAAGAGCATCACGAAGAGTTGAACTCATAAAGTCTTTAGGATTATATGAATTTCTCCAAAGTTCTTCAATCTCTGGTTCAGTTTTACCAAACAAGAAGAAGTTTTCTTCACCTACAAGCTCCCTAATCTCAACGTTTGCACCGTCGAGTGTTCCAATAGTCAAAGCACCATTCATTTGGAACTTCATATTACCAGTACCAGATGCTTCTTTACCAGCAGTAGAAATTTGCTCTGACAAATCTGCAGCAGGATAAACTTTTTCACCCAACTTGACACTGTAGTTCGGTAAAAATACAACACGCAACTTGCCGTCCATGTCTGGGTCTGAGTTAATAGTCTCAGCAAGATTACAAATAAATCGGATGATTAGTTTTGCCATCCAATATCCAGGTGCTGCCTTACCACCAAAGATTACTGTACGAGGTACAACGTAATCGTCTTTATGATTTTTGATATACATGTACCGAGACACAATCCATAAAGCAAGGAGATGCTGTCGTTTGTACTCATGAATCCTCTTTACCTGTACATCAAACATACTTGTCGGATCAACCGATATACCAAGTGTGTTCTTTATGTATTGAGATAGCTTACGTTTTCCTTCTAGTTTTGTTAAGTTTAGTTTCTCTAGAAGTTCACTATCATCAACATGATGTTCCAAGTGACTTAGAAGACTTGTATCAGATACCCAATCAGGACCAACATAGTGATTAAGAACTTTTGCTAGGTCTGGATTTGAACATGCCAACCATCGACGTGGTGTCACACCATTAGTAACATTAGTAAACTTGTGAGGCCAAAGAGCAGAAAACTCTGGCATTAGTTTCGTCTTCACCAAGTCTGAATGAATTTCAGCAACACCATTTACATGATGAGACCCAACTGTTGCAAGGTGTGCCATACGGACTGAACGTTTTCCAGACTCATCAATGATAGATAACTTCCTGAGCATATCATCATCACCAGGATACCTCAGTCGAACAATCTGTAAGAATCTATGATTGATTTCATAGATTATTTCTAAGTGCCTTGGAAGCAAGTTACCAAACAGAGTTAAGTCCCACTTCTCCAATGCTTCGGGAAGTAGTGTATGATTTGTATATGCAATAGACCTACTAGTAACATCCCATGCTAAATCCCAATCCATATGATTTTCATCAGTAAGGATTCTCATCAGTTCAGCAACTGCAACTGATGGATGAGTGTCGTTTAGTTGAACTTGATAGTGCTTATGGAACTCTTCTAGTGGTAAGTTTCTTTCTTTGAGACTTCTCACCATATCTTGGATAGAAGCACTAACGAAGAAAAACTGTTGCTTAAGTCGTAGTTCTTTTCCTTGTGTTGTCTCATCATTAGGATAAAGAACTTTAGAGATAGTTTCTGATGCTACTCGATTCTCAACTGAACCAAAGTAATCACCACTATTAAAAGCAGAGTAATTAAAGACATCAATAGCATCTGCTCTCCATAGTCTTAGTTTATTGCACTTGTTGACTTTATATCCTGCCTGAAGAACATCATAAGGAACCGCAACTACTTGCTCTTCAGGAACCCAACGGACTCTATAATTATTTTTGTCTGAAGTATAGTGCTCTACCTTACCACCAAAAGAGACAGTAACTGACTGGTCAGGATAACAAAGTTCCCATGGCCAATCTCCATGTAACCAGTTATCAGTAACTTCTACTTGCTGATTATCTTTAATTGTCTGTTTAAAAATACCGTACTTATATCTAATTCCATATCCAACTGCAGGCACCTTAAGAGTCGATAATGACTCCATATAACAAGCAGCAAGACGACCTAAACCACCATTTCCAAGTCCAGGTTCACATGCTTCCTCTAGCACCTCATCAAGAGTATATCCATATTCTTTAACTGCACTTTCTGCTTCTTCTTGTATATCAAGATTGAACAGGTTATTTCCCAGTTGAGGTCCAATCAAGAACTCAGCAGAAAGATATGCAACTTCTTTTTGTGCAGGTTTCTCTTCAAGATAAAAAGAAACCATTTTATCTCTTACAGCATAACACAATGCTTTGTATACATCATTTACAGTAGCATCTTCTGGTCGTTTCCCTAATGTATAGAGAAGACGTTCATTGATACCACTGTGTATATCAGTAGTTGGCATAAAAATAGGGGTACTAACTACCCCTATTTAACCACAAAACTCAGAGTTTGAAACCACTAAATGTGTCTTTCTTGACATCTTGTTTGATTCCACCAACAACATAAGACTCAACTTCTGTTTCTTGGGGAGCAACTTGGAGACCTTTAGAAGAAATCCAATGCTCTGTCCAAGGAAGTGGATTGTTCTTAGCAGGAATATCAAACACTGGCTTGAGACCAATGGACTTCATACGACGATTGGCAACCCACTCAACATAGTTATGGAGAAGTTTATCATTAAGACCAATCATGGAACCATCCTTGAATAGATAGTTTGCCCACTCTTTCTCTTCATTAACACAGTTGCGGAAAGCACCAATCACCCACTCTTCTTCCTCTTTAGCAATCTCTGCCATCTCTGGGTCATCCCCTGCACTCCATTTGTTGAGGATGTTTTGAGTAATTGCAAGATGCTGATTTTCGTCTCTTGCGATGAGAGAGATGATTTTAGCGGATCCTTCCATAAGTTTGAGTTCACCAAACGCAAACGAGCAAGCAAACGAAACATAGAATCTAATCCCCTCTAGGATATTAACGTTGGCAACTGCTCTATATAATTTTCTCTTCAGTTCTTTGCGACTCTCACGGAAGTACCCAGCACCTTCTTGTGCCATCTCCCAGTCACTGGTGTTTCCATACTGTTGTGCTGCTTGAATGAATTCATCATATGCTTGAGTAACACTCTTAGCACGGTCAATGATTCTTTCATCATCAAGGATAGTATCAAATACTTCTGCAGCATCAGGATAGACGTTCTTGATAATGTAAGTATAAGAACGGGAATGAATCATTTCCATGAATCCCCAGACTTCCATACATGCTTCCAGTTCAGGAAGGGAGCAATAAGGAATGAATGCCATACCAGGACCACGACCCTGAACAGAGTCAAGCAGAATCTGATACTTCAGATTAGAAGTAAAGATATGCTTTTGTTCAGGACGAAGGGTCTTGTAATCCGATCTATCTTTTTGAAGAGAAACTTCTTCTGGTCTCCAAAAATAACCTAGTTGCTGAGTGGTTAGTTTATCAAAGATAGGATACTTGTAGGAATCATATCTTTGAACTCCAAGAGGAGCACCAAAGAACATAGGTTGTTTTTTAAGTTCTGTCTTGTCTGTGTTAAAGACAGTCATGCCTTTAACACTGGTCATCTTTTTATTAAACTCATCGTCTGAACTGACTCTAAATTTTACAGGATTCACAATCTTCTTCTCCTTCTGAACTTAAAATTTCTGCGATTAGGTCTGCGTCTGATTTTTCTGATGCCTCCTTTATCTCATCAGTCTTGTTGTCATATGTGTTCTGATAGTAACTAGTTTTCCATCCCAACTTGTATGTTGTCAAGAAGTCTTGTGCCATTACTGAAACAGGAACCTCATTGTCTGGATAGTTCTCTGGATTATAACTCCAGTTGCCAGAAATTGCTTGGTCAAAGAATTTTTGCATCACTGCAACGACATTGATATAACCCTCATTTGAGGTCATATCCCACAACAGTGTGTAGTTATTCTTTAACGAGGCATACTGCGGAACAATCTGCTTAAGGGGTCCTTTTTTGCTCTTTTTAACGGACAAGTATCCTCTAGGTGGTTCGATTCCGTTTGTTGCATTTGACACAACGGAACTGCTCTCCGATGGCATCTGTGCGGACAACGTGCTGTGTCGCAATCCGTATTCAGAAATATCTGCTCTAAGAGAATCCCAATCATGCTGATAATCTATAGATGAAACTTCATCGACATCCTGCTTATATGTATCAATCGGAAGAAGTCCATCTGCGTACTTAGTCCGACTAAAGTATTCACAAGCACCTTTTTCTTTTGCTACCTCATTTGATGCCTTGAGGAGGTAGTACTGGAAAGATTCTGAGAGACCGTGAACAGCATCCCATGCCTCTTGAGAGTCGTAGGAGAACCCGAGTTTGGCAAGATAATGTGCCAGACCAATGAATCCTACCCCAAGGGAACGACGTGCCTTTGTAGACTTCTCTGCAGCAACCACTGGATAGTCTTGATAATCAATCAGTTCTTCAAGACCACGTACAGCAAGACTGCAGAGTTCTTCAAACTCATCATTATCTTTCACCTTACCAACATTGACCGCAGAGAGAATACAAAGGGCAATTTCACCCTCTGGGTCATCAATATGCTGAAGTGGTTTGGTGGGGAGTGTAATTTCCTGACACAGGTTACTCATCTCCACTTTATCCTTGAAGGAAGAGTGGGAGTTGCAGTGGTCAATGTTCATAAGATACAAACGACCAGTCTCTGCACGTTCTTTCAGAAGGTCCAGAATGAGTTCTTGAGCTCCGATAGTCTTTCTTGGAATAGACTGATCTCGTTCATAACCCACATACAAGTCGTCAAATCCAGGAGTACCAAAAGCATCATACAGACCAGGAACGTCGTGCGGAGAGAAAAGTGAGATTTCTCCATCGGTGATGAATCGTTCATAGAAGAGTTTAGAGATTTGGATTGAGTAATCGAGTTTACGAACACGATTGTCTTCAGTTCCTTTGTTGTTCTTCAGGACGATGATGTCTTCGATTTCCTGATGCCAGATAGGAAAGTGGACTGTAGCTGAACCACCTCGGATACCGTTTTGTGTGCAGCATCGGACAGTTGACTCAAACTTTTTAAGGAAGGGGACCACACCTGTGTGTTGTACCTCTCCACCTCTGATTTTACTGTTGATGCCACGGATTCTGCCTGCGTTGATACCGATTCCCGCCCTTTGTGCAACATATCTGCCGATAGCCATATCAGAACTAAAGATGCTATCGAGGGTGTCATCAGAATCAAC